TTCATACCGCATACCAAGTAAATCTAAACCCTTTACATAGGTATCTTCCCAATCATCGCGACTATTACGGTCATCTTCTACAGAATCTAACACATAACTGGCTACACCTGTCAATGTAGCATCGGAAACCATCGGGGCTAAATTATCATAGAAATTTTCTGGCTCACCACCAAACGTAACTTCATCTTCACCAAAACTTACTTCAGCACCTTCTTCATTCTCAACAACCTCGACATTTAAAAAATCATCTTCCTGTTGAGCAAGATCCTCTTCTTCTATACTTAAGAAATCATTCGGGGCTTGTACTAAAGCTCTATCAATATTGCTTGGACGTGGGTTCTGTGCCATTAATAATACTTCCTTATTCTAGGAGCTGTATCCTCTTCCTCATAATCTTCGGGGTGTTGAATAAAACCGCCCTCTCTAAATCTGCGTAACGCTTGCGTAACCGTATCAACATAATCATCATGCTCTCCTGCAGGAAAAGCAGCACACTCTTCAACAACTTCTTCTGCCCATCGAGTATCTGGAGCCCATACTAACCCACTTTCAAGTAAAGGTGCAACTGAATTCACACGAGTGAACTTATCATTTCCTCTACTCGGGCTATAATTTTGCACTGGAATGCCCATAGTTCGCAACTCTTGGGTCAATGGCATACCTGAAGCTTTCGCCTCAATTAACACACATTCAGGATCCCAATACTTGTATTCTTCCAACGCTCGCCTACGCAAATCAGGAAAATCCCATCGTCCACGCTGAGCATCTACAAGAATAATGTTTGGTGGTTCACCTTCTCTAGGATAAAATACACCCCATGTGGTTATCGCACTATAATCAGCAGTTGTCTGTTTACTATACGCAGTATCATAACTCTGCATCACATACTCCAAAGGGGGCAACTCTTTCTTTTCCCAACGCTTCCACCAATCACGCTTTAATATAGCTGACTGTTCACTCGTCGGGTTTTGCTGCCACTGAGCTTCCCACTTACCTACTGATAAACTGCCCTTAACAGAAAGTAAATCTTCCTTTTTCCAATACTCACCCCACAACGGCTCACCAGTCTCTGGCATCAACGCAGGAAACTCTACAACTTCCCACTTATCAGCTAAAACATCTCGCCCCTGCTGCTTCAACAACTTACCTGTTAAATCATTTTCTGCCCATCGGGTCATAATAATCACGATAGACCCTCCAGGTTGAAGCCTCTGCCGTGGTCCTGACGTATACCACTCATAAGCATGTTCCATAGCCGTAGGACTTAACGCATCTTGTTCACTATGGGGGTCATCAATAATTAACAAATCAGCACCACGTCCAGTAACCGCACCACCAACTCCCGCAGCAAAATATTCACCGCCTCTTGACGTTTCCCAACGTCCCGCTGCCTGACTATCCGCTCGCAACTCTACATCAAAAATTTTTTTATACGCATCCGAGTTCATTAAATTACGTGTCTTACGACCAAATCTAAACGCCAACTCAGCAGTGTGCGTCGTCTGCATAATCTTTAACGTAGGCTTACGTCCCATCAACCACGCAGGTAATAAATAACTTCCGAATTCAGATTTCGTGTGCCGAGGTGGCATATTCACGATTAATCGTTTCAACTCTCCACGAGCCAAACGGTTAAACTTCTCTGCCATTATCTTATGGTGGCGTCCATTTATAAAATCTTCCCACACAACTTTTGTAAAAGCCATAAAATCATCACGGGCTAACTCAGACTCACCAATTTCCTTAGCTCGGTCTAATAAAGTCGCAAACTTTTTCAAATGCTCTTCTGGCACGTTCGTTAAATCAAAGCTCATATTTTTAAAATACATCGAAAAATTTCAAAGGGCAATGAACCTATAATCAAAACACACAATAGGGGGTACGTCGTCTAGGCTTTCCGTCGAGCACAGTTCACTATCCATGAAAAATGTTTTTGGTACTCGAAGAAATATCTAAAACTTGGTTATACCTAACGACATAACCAAGGGTCGTCGTCAGGGGGGGTGGTAGGGGGGGAGGGGGCAATGCTCAGTTTAGTATTGGCTAGGGGGACCCATCCCCCTAGCCGTTGACGTTAGGCTGTGGCTTGAGGTTGAACTACCAGTTTGACATAGCCAGTACCATATACTGAACTGCTCGGAGTATAACCACCGTTAAGCATTGCCAACAAACAGATAGGCGACTTAGTGCTGTGACCTAGTGGCTTCGCAGCATTAAGGATTGCAAACAAACTGTGATTACCTTCATAACCTTTTAGCAACCAGTCTTGGATTGTGGCACGAACACCGCCGACCTTGCCAGTGTAACCGAACGGCACTGGCTGATCTGAATCTAGCTTAACATTGTCAAGCGGAAGAACCTGTACATTATGTACATTGCCACCTGGTTCGGCTTGAACGAAAGCCCAGATGTCAGAGTAGTTGATAGGAGTACCAGTATTTTGTAGCGTTGCTACTGCGACTGATTTAGTGGCGGTTGTTTTTGTTTTTGCTTTTGTCATTTGAGAACCCTTTCTACGGTTTATGACTGTAACCTTTATTGGCTACATATTCTTTCTACTATAGTTCACTATTATTGTAAACCCCTTTTGTGAACTTTTTTACATTTTTATTAAACTAATTATACCGACTATTATTATGACTACTATTATGAATGACATACGAACCCCTTTTTGTTTGTACTACTAATATTATTAAAACGGTTTGCATGGAGCAAACTTTAATTGCCAGACAAGATTATAAAAGATTGACCCGAGGATGATTGATGATGATTACTTGATGATGATTACTTGATGATGATTACTTGAGGATGATTGATTAATATATGTACTCATACATATATGTCGTCGGTCTTCCTCGGGAATGGGATAATCATCAATTTTCCTCGGGAATGGGATAAGAGAAAAAGGGGACCGAAGTCCCCTTATCCTTAAGCTTGTACTACGAGTTTGACATATGGTGTCATCCAGTATTTACTAGACGGTGAGTAACCACCATGCAAGAGGGCGTGTAGACAGACAGGCTTTTTGCGACTGTGTCCTAATGGAGCGGCTTTAGTGAGAACCGCTTTTAGTGTGAGGTCGCCATCAACACCACGCAACATCCAGTCTTGAATTTTTTGACGAACACCACCTGCTCGTCCACCATAACCAAATGGCACAGGTGCGTCAGACTTGAGGTCAACATTGTCAAGAGGTACGATTTTCACATTAGCCTCATTGCCACCTGCCTGAGTCTGTACAAAATGCCAGATGTCGTCGTAAGTTAGCTCTTGGTCAGTGACCACTAACTCAACGGATTTTACCACCTTTTTAGTGGCAGATTTAGGGGAAGTCTTTTTAGCTGTATTAGCCATGATAGAAGCTCCTTTCTACGAGCACTGTCCCAACACACTATGCGTTGGATACATATATAGAATAGCAAATAGTGAACTCAGGTGCAAGTCTTTTATACTCTTAAATAATCTTTATTTATTGACGGCAAAATCCTCAAGAATCATCGGTCATCGTCAATCATCATCTGTCTTGTCATCGTCAATCATCGTCCACGGATCATGGTTCATCGTCAATCATCCTCAAGTCCTTGTCATAATCATTCTTCCTCTATCATGGGAGAAAATTGGATATCTTTCTCATTGTGATGGGACGATTTTGAGGATAGAATATGATTGATGATACCTGTCCAATCGTACGGTGTCGGGGAACTCCAATCAGGTGTCCATGATTCTCCGTTTCCTGCTATCTGTATCGCTCTCTCACCGCCAAATATATTTAGGGTATGGGAAGAAGGATGATGAACCAAGTTATAAACTGAGCCTCCATTCATAGAATATCTTGTTTGCCACGCAATTTGATGAGGACGTAGAGTTATAGACTTTAGGGACTTTAACCTGTGAACCTTGAGTTCTAACCAAAATGGATGACCTTGGACGATGCCGTGTAAGTCAGGAACTCCAGGACTTGCCCATGATTCTAGGCGTGTCCAAAACACACCTAGATCTTTGGTTCCATCACGGAGTTTATACCATAATTGTGACTCGGGTTTTGTTCCCATTACATGTCATGTCCCATGCGGTAGCAATAGTCAGTGCTACTTTCTATGTCTTCATAATAGTGGTCAGATAAGGATTCACCGTGGTGGTCATCTTCGTGCCAATTATCAGGCTCTGGTTCTAAACCCTCCGCTTCGTAAATGGGTGTCGGGTTCATTTCGTAAACGTAAACTTTAAACCCTCGTGTTCTCATTTCTTCAGCGGCTTCCATCGCTTCGCTGTGAGTTTCATATCCACAGTGTCTATGCCCGACAGCCTCAAATCCTTCAGGCACGTCTTCCCAACCATTTTTGCCAAGGCGGTGATTAGAAATATATGTCCCAACGATATGGTACTCATTTGTAAATAGTTTAGCCATTAGTCTACGAGCTCCCCTGTTACAATAAAGTCCATACGCTCAGCACATGTCGTGCAGGGTGTTTTGTCCTCGTCGTATAAATCCCTAGCATAATTGTTGCCGAGCATCGGCATCCCACATAATGTCCTGCTTGTGCCATCAGCCATTGCAAAATGCTGTTGTCCTAACTTTTTAGTCCACTCACTAAACTTAGTAGCCATATCAAAACCCCTTTCTTCGGGTTGGTTAAATTGATCGTACTTTACTGTAGCACAGGTATTTGTCAAGTAGTGTCTTTTGTTATCTTTTTTTGCACAGTCCCCTCGATGACCATATTGCCATCGGCTACTGCTGCGAGTGCAGGAAACTCTTTTTGCAAACGCTCTATTTCTTTCATAACCTGTTCTCTGTCCATTTGATCAATGCGTCCATGAAGGATTTCTTTACGATCTATATAGATCCCTGCTGCTTGTCCTCTAGACTTTTCGGCTGCGACTGCTGCTGCGAAGTTTCCTCCAGTCATGGCAGCGTCACGTATTTCGGCTAGTTTTTTAACGTGTCCTTCAAAACTTACCTCGTACTTTTTAGATAACTCACTTTTTAGTTCACCTATCCTTTGCACAACTTGAGGATACCTTTGCCCATTGAGTAGTTGCGATGCAATGGCATGGGCAGATTTCACAGAGTATCCTGCTCGCACCGCAGCCTCAGTCTGGCTAATGTCTTCACAAACGTAGATTCTACAAAACTCTTCTTGTTTCGGAGTAATTCCTTTCTCTACACGAGGATTAGCGACGACATTGATAGTGGGTTTGTGAGTAGCTTTTGCAAGAGGCATTTTGAGTTTCCTTCTCGTTATGATGGGACCACTTTACTAAATAGGAGGGAAAAAGAAAAGTAGCCATTTTAAAACAGCCCTGATTTGAAGTCGCGCGAACACGAAAGTAATGATCTATTGTGATCAAGATATCGGAGTCAGAGAACCATAATCCATGCTAACCTATTGAATATAGGGGTATAGTGAGATATTGTATATTATCAAATCATTAAAAACAAAAAGAGTCCTATCCATCATTTACCCCTATATAGCAAAGTCCAGATAATATATAAAAAGACCCCCTGACCAAAAGGGTTGAATCAGGGGGTTGAGAGAGTGTGAGCATATAACTTGGGAGGTGAGCTTATGCTTTTTTAGGATACCAAAAAAAGATTTTTGACACAAGGCTTTTCCAAAAAGATTTCTTTTCTTTCTTGGGATAGAAAAAATCTACTGTTTTTTCCATGGGAATCCAAACGTCGGCTTTTGCTTCTGATGCAGATGACACAGTCACGGCTGCCGATTGAGCAGACTTAGTTGATTTAAAATTAGCACTATTCTCATTTAATTTTTTGCCGAGCGTATACACAATGTACTTATATTGATTTTTTGTAATCCCGTGGGAAGACTGTATTTGCTTTGCAGTCAATCCATTTTCTTTATCAGTTAAAATTCTTGCCACAAACTCATCACTTGGGCGTGTTCTATCAGTTTGGCTCATTTGTTTCTCCTAATTTACTGCGGATGAAAAACATACCCGATTGCTCAGGAATCCATGGTTCGCCATCCTTAAATATAGCTTCAACTTCATTTGACTTGCTTGCGTCATACAAACAATCTGAGCATAATTTGACATATTTTTTATCTTCTGGCAAGCCTTCTGCTTCGGCTCGCACCCAATGCACTTGAGTTGGTAGACTGCGGTGCATCTTAACACCATACTGAGGTTCGCCTAATTGCTGACACATACCGCAGTAATCTTCGTTTGGTTCTTCTATATGAAAGGTTAATAATGGGTTAGTCATGCTTAACCTCCCCATATTTTTCAGGTGCAGGAATCGTTTGCACCTCTGGTTGAAGCAGGAATTTAACGTGGACGAACCCACTCTGCATTGAGCTTATGCTATATGAACATGGACAAGTATCAAGCCATTTTAAGAATGGTTCAAGATCTTTTGCTCTTACTATAAACGCCATCACTTAACTCCCCCTTCACGTTTAGTATCTTTTGTTCGGCGAGTATCTAACAAGTGTACTTGCCTATTGATATCTGCCACCCTTTTTTCAAGTCTTTTTAATGCGTCAGGGTTATTGAAACAGATTGTGGCTAGAGTGAATGTGACTACCCCTAGCCTACGGTTGTCATCAAAGTTTTTTATGGGAACGCCAATAGCTTGATGTTCTAGTTTAAACTCTCGTTCAGAGGCAGAAAGTAACGAGCTAATAATAGCTCGCACTTCTGCGATGGTGTGAGTAGTCTTAGTAGTAGGGACTTCTTTCCATTTCGCCATAGTTATACCCTCAACGAAGCTGAGTTCACTTCAAGATGTGCATCAATATCTACTTCTGCACTGCGTAAAAGCTCTTTTATGTTTTCTTCAAACAACTCCCACATTTGGTCACGCAAGGCTTCGTCTTCACGAAAAGCAGATTGTATAGCCTCAATGAGTATGTGCCTATCTGTTGCTTGTCTAGGTGGTATTTTATCTGCCAACATGCGGAGCGTCTGCCCTAAGTTTTCACAATCAGCAGCAAGAGTTCCTGCTAACGTAGCACCAGACTCGCTATTCCTATTAGGATCAGTAGAAATATTAGATAACCCATTTTGTACTTCTTTCTCGTTCATGATATACCCCTTTCTTGAGTAATCGGTTGGTTAATATAATTACCATACTACAAGATAAATTTAACGATAAACATCAATTTATCTTTTTAGGTCTTGGCATAGGACGTAGCCATACATCATTATCCTTCGTCTTGTAGAATATATGTTTCCCGATGCGTCGTATTCTGTGCAAGTCATCTGCCCAATAAGGATAGACATCGTTGTTGTGATAGTGCGTTGCCTCGTCACCGATAACAGTAATGTATCTACCCTCTTCTAACATGAGTTCAGCAAGAGCTTTAGATGTTCGTAAAGAATTGTGTTCTCTTGGGTGATCTGATTTACCATCACACCACCAACTAAATTGACAACCATCTTTGTTTTCTTGCAAGACTACACTGCATACGTCGTTAGGGTATTTTGAGGAAGCCACCCTGTTAAGAGTGACCTCCGCTATTGCTATTTGTCCCTGGATAGGTTCGGATCTTGCCTCAAAGTATATATTCAAGGCAAGACACATAAGTGCTGTTTCTATCATAGCATTCCCTGCGATTTAGCAAGAGCTATAACTAAAGAAACAACGATGTAACCGATTGCTGTTTCAAACATATCAGTACTCACTCGGTAGTAGTAAGACGTTGTTAGTAAAGAAGAACTTCCATGTGCCTTCCTCGGCATCTGTAAAGTCTACGCCTCGTGTGTACAAGACATTACCATTGCCATCGTCGGCAGTTATCTTAGCAGAATTGTCTACTACATCTAGTGTAATAGACATAAAGTCTTCCGTTTCCTGCAAGTCGGCGAGCTCGGTAGCTAGTATGTCTAGAAACCAGTAAGCACCTCCTCCGCAGTGTTCAGCAAAGAACTTTACACCATCAGTGTAAAGAAAGTTAGAGCTCAGTGGGTGACGAAACCATTGTTCTGTCCCCGTGAACATTTTAAGATCGGCTGATAACATATTTACCTCCTACATTTCGTCTGAGCCAAAAAACATATCAGCTTCTTGCTCAACTCTGTTTAAAAACATATCCATGTGTTCAATCGCTGCAACCCTGCCGTCGTAATCGGCTTTAGCATCGCTAAATTGGTTGTGAACTCTTACGTTCCCCTGTATTGGAGAATCAGTGTGTATACCATCTTCGCGGTATACGATGTAGGCTTGGTTGATATCTGCATAATGTAGTATTGTACGAGACCTACCCTCGTTAAATACATATGCGTCTGGTTGTGGTTTCATGTGTAACTCCTTTCTACGAGTGTGTGTAACCATCAGTTTCTATTGCAAGAAACATATTGCACCATTTCACGACAACAGCGTCGTCCATAAAATTAGTGGATTGTACAAGTTTACGGAAACCAAGAAACGTGAGTCCTTGGTCGTCTTGTTGCCACTTGCGGAGCAAAGACGTAGATTGTGGTTTAGTTAGTCGCATAAATATCCCCTTTCTGCGGAATGTCTATACTATATAGTAACACAGCAGTTGGTATTGATAACTCTTTATTTGTCTTGTTTGTTCGTCCAATGAGTACCTGTCAAATATCCACATGATGAGCAACCGATTTGTCCTGTTTGATCATTGAGCAAGAAAAAAGAATTATCTCCACAGAGTGAACAGAGAAGAACGTCAACCTCGTTATACTCTATGGTGACATTATTCTCGTCAGAATGGGATCTTTTTTCTCGTGTGAATGGGATAACATTATTTCCTCCATGAATGGGGGAACTCTTCTTTTTTTCCATGTGCATAACCTCGCTTTCTCACCGATGTAATAATTATGGTAAGCGAGTAACGGTTTCGGTGATTTGTACTCATCAGGCATAGCCTGAGGGTGTTTTGTTACTCCCCTTGCAGTTAGTTCTACAGGTGGACATCGCAGTATGGCAAGAACTCTTTCACAAGCATGGGTCTTTTCATACCTGAAAGTATACTCTTTGCACAAAGCAATGCCCAGACGCCAGAGCCATTTGTAGTTTTCTACGGTTTGTCCTGCCCATAACGTACAAGGATGTTTTTGATGAACAGGTAAATATGGTCCTTCGGCATTGTGTCGCCAATGAACGGTGCTGAGCATTTGGGTAGACTCTAACGGCATTTTGACAACGTGTTTATCGCAATGGTACTGAGCACATGTTTCGTGGTCATAGTCTAATAGAAATATATTCACTCTTCGCCCCAGTCTTTGCGATCTTCTTCTTCGTTGTAACCTTTGTAGTACTCGTTTATTTCTTCGTCAGACATGCCGTCTTCATGTATTTCTTTAGATAGGCGTGTTTTGCCTACGAAATAATGTGGGCGTGGTTGACGACCATAATACGCATCTGCACTACCTCTGTCTCGTGGACTACCGTGTCTCGGCAACGGTTTGCCATAATGGTATTTTCTTTGTTCTTGTACTCGGTACTTGCCTTCATTATCTGCCATGTAAAATCCTTTCTGTGATTTTGCCTGTATTTTACAATACTATGGTTTAATTCATATGACTTTTCTTATTTGCTCTTTTTACTCGTTCTCGCAATTCGGTCGAGGAGAACCTATGTCCACGGCTATTGTAATGCAGTCTTATGTTCAACTCTTCATGCAAATGTTGTCCGCTTAAAGGTTTGTTTCTATACTCTTCACCTACAATACGGATGTTTACTCTAAGTATCTGTAATAACTCGTGCATATCTTGTTCAGTGTGATAAGGTAAAACATAATCAACGTATTTTATCGCTTCTAATTGTATGAACCGTTCGTGAATAGATTGCACAGGTTTGTTTTTCCATTCACGTTCGTGACTTGGGTCTATGTGTAACCCTACGATTAAAAAGTCACACACTTCGCTTGCCTCTTGCAGCATTAAAACATGACCTGCGTGTAACAAATCAAATGTCCCACAAGTAAACCCTACAATCATTATTCTCCCTCCAAGGTAGTTTCTATTCTTGCAAAAAGCCTTTGAATGATTTCAGCTTTACGAGGGTCATGTGAGCATGTAGAAAGTATCGCTTGTCTAATAATCAACAGCTCCTCAACAGTAACCTTTACATTCAAAACCTTTTCCATTAACATAGCTGCTCCTAAATATCATCACACAATATTTTTATTATTTCAGAAGCAGGTTTAAAAATCAATTCTTTTTTGTACTTCTTATTTAAATAGTTTACACCTCGCAAAAATACTTCCTCTGCCATGCCGTTGCCTTGCTGCATTAAACGATAACAATGCAGTACAAGCTCTAATTTGTCGACAATGTCACACATTTGCTTGTCTTCTTCAGTAATTTTGTGTACTATATCGCCCACGCCAATAGACAGCTCATAAGATCTTTCGGCTTTTACCATCAGTTCATTTATCTTAGGGTAGTTCCATTTAGTCGTAGCAGGTACATCCCCTACTTCGGCTTCTGCTACATCGTGATACAACAAATGCAAGATGCAGTTTTTACTTGCGTCAGGGTAAAGGGTTTGCAGTATAACTATCGCCCTCCAAGTATGAGCAGCTACATTTTGCCCATCCCCTAACTCTGGTCGTGTATGATACCGAACAACGTGTCCACCTTTTAACCGAGCGTGTAGCTTGGTCAGGTTTTCATTTCGCTGTGGTTGTCTCTTAATCCTCTTGTCCATGGTTTCTCCGTGAATGTTTGTTTTGCTTCCCCCCAATTTGGTCCAAACTCTGCGTCGACTACGGAGGGTACTTCTAGTTGGACGCAATCCTGCATTATCTCCGTAATCTTCTTAGCTTGGTCTTCACTTTCTACGGAGACATCTAGTTCATCGTGTACTTGAATCATGGGAAGTATACCTTCATCAGCTAAAGCAACCATCGCAGCTTTAGTTTGATCAGCAGCACTTCCTTGGATAAGTTTATTAAGAGCCTTATAAGTAAACGCTCGTTTGATTGCAGGACCATGTTCGGCATAAGCTTCTTGGTAAGTCATTGGTTTCCAACTCCCATACTTGTTTGGTTCCCATTTGTCAAACCTACAACGTCTGCCTAGCACAGTACGAATCACACCTTTTTGGCTCGCTCTGTTTACAGCGTAATCACTTAGTTCTCGTACAAAAGGTACTTTGTCATGGTATTGAGCAAATAACTCTTTTGCATCTTCAAACTCTAAACCTAAACTTGCTGCCAACTTTTTAGACCCCATGCCATAGAACAATCCAAGGTTAATATCTTTAGCTTGCTTGCGTGGGACACCAACAATATCTGCTGCCATTTGGTGGAAATCTGTTCGTGCATCTACATTGTATTGTTCTGCAAAGTCAGAAGCCCCTCTGAAGCCCATGAGCTTGCTGTAATGCACAACTATGCGTGGTTCTTGGCTAGAGTAGTCGAACGCCCCCCATAATGTATCTTGTTCGGGTATAAATAGGCTACGTATCATTGGACCAATTTCGCCATGCCTAGCAGGAATCTGTTGCAGGTTAGGGTTACTGTAACTAAATCTGCCTGTGACTGTACCACCATCGTCAGAACGCAAGGGGTGTAGCTCAGCATGAATACGACCATTTATCTGGTGCTTTAATATTGTATCTACAAAAGTAGTTCTTGCCTTGTTAAACTCACGAGCCTGTACAATCATTTGTGGTATTTCGTGTGGGTGGTTTGCCAAGAATCCTTTAGTAAAGCTTGGTGCTCCTGTTTTTTCTGTTTTGTTGTACTCTAACCCTAAAGCATCAAATGCTTTTGATACGCTCTCAGCAGCCCACAACTCTACAGCTATACCTGATTGTTTTTTAATTTCAGCAAGTAATTTCTTTTCACGTTGCTCTAAATCAATTTTAATACGCTCGGCTTTTTCTAAATCTACGCAGACGCCACGTTGTCGCATAGGTATAATCGTTTTCAATACTTTTAATTCTAGGTCGAAAATATCACCAATGTCTTCTTTTATTATTAATCCTTTAAAAAATGTCCACAGCCGTAAGGTCAAAGCTGCGTCTTGTTCTGCGTAGGCTCCTACATAAGCAGCAGGGAGTTTAAACATCTCGCTTTTAGCATTGACGCCAAATGCTTCTGCTGCTTCTCGTAGTTCTTTTTCTGATTTACGCTCTTGCAAGTAATCTCTGCCAATAGCGTTTAACGCATAACTAAAACGATTTTCGTCTAACAAGGGTGCAACGACCATTGTATCCACGATTCTTCCTTGGACAGACACACCTTCTGCGAGCATCCACCCAACATCATAGGGAGCGTTATGAAAAATATAATCACGATCTTTTGAACACACATCTTGTAACCACCTCATTGTTGTTTTGGGGTCAAGATTAGGACCTAACTCGTGTCTTATAGGGAAATACCATTGGTCGCCTTCTACTGCTACAGCGATACCTATAATATGCCCATCTTTTCTAGCCCACCCTGACCCCATTGTTGTTAGGTTAGGATCCCGAGTTTCTAGATCTATAGCTACTTCTCTAGCATGGCTAAGATCTGGATAACCATCGGGCATAACCCATTCAGTCGGGGGTTGAAATAAAGGAAACTGCATTACTTTTCACTTTCATCGGTTGGTTGCATTTATGACATTTAGCCCACTTATTTTTCAAATTGCGAAAAGTAACCTCCTTTGTAACCCCACACTCACAAACGGCAACTAGCACTTCATCCAGTTTTCCATTCGCATCGTTCTTCAAGGAAGAGGTCTGGCTCTTGGTCATTCGTTGTTTCCTTCCGAATAATTTCCGCTTCAACTAACATAAGATACCTGCGTAAATCTTGTATATCATCCAAGATACCTTCAGCTCTATTGTCTTTTTCAGCAGCAAGAAAGATGTCGTAATTGCTTTCATTTACTTGTTTTTCAAGCCTATCCCACTTTCGGGCAAGCATCATGAATGCACCTACGCCACCTCTTTGTTTCCAACTGTTTCCGTAACTCTGCTCTGCCTTGTGTAGTTTTGTAACATCTACTTGTGCTACTTTTTCTACGATCGTAATCATTTCACTGTAGTTATACTCAAATTTATCTGACTCAACACTCATTATGTTCTCCTCTCTAACCATTCAAGGCAAGCCTTACGCCATGCCGTATCGTTAATTGCTGTCGCCTCGATTATTGCTTCATCCATAAACATGGTATTCGTGCCTTTAGTTTTCCATGCTTTCCAAGACTTAATCATGGGCGTTGCTGTTGTGTTCAGGTAATCATTTATTGCACCTGTGTCTTCAACTTCTTTATTGTACTCTAATCTTGTTTTGTTAGCACTGTTGTCACCACCCCATGTTTTAAACCACTGGCTGAGGTCTTGGTCAAAGGTAGCAGGGTTGTCTATTAATGGTGGGGGATTATAGCTTAACCCATCATCACCGATAGTAAGGTAAGGATCGTATTCTGGCTGCAAGTTGTCTAACTTTTGTAGTGTATCTACATAAGCATGAAGGTTGTTACTAAACTGATAATAAGTTCCTACCCGAAGACCACACATTCCTGCCATGTATTCTAACAAGAAAGACATATGCACAGCATTAGCTCCGTATGCCCCCCAAATCATATCGTTACTGCGATTAGCTACAGTCATGTTTAGTTTGTCGTTACGAGACCAAAAATAAATCTGGGTATTGCAAGGATAATCTTTGCCATCGTTTTCTTCCTGCAAATCTTCCCATGGATCCCACATCCCAATAACTGTTCGTCTATCATTTGGGTATTTCCTCAGCCTATGAATAGCGGTTAATAATTGATCTTCACCAAACCACTCTCTCCATCTAAAACCATATGCCCCATGGAAGTACTCGCCATCGTCACTGTAGGTATTTATCCTGCCGTTAAACTGGCTAATCCATTCTACATCATTACGTCCTGCCAACATCCATAAAGATTCCATGAAGTGGAAGTATGGGTTGGCATCACGTTCGGGATAAAACAACACTCGTTCACGGCTATCTGTGTAGGTTGTCATAACAGGAGTGGGGAACTCTAAAGCTGCCCCATTACGAGTTTGTACCTCTACTCCGTTAGTTTCTAATGCTTGCTTTGCTAGGTATAGTGCCTCACTTACGTTTCTTGCGTGTATCGACTGCATATTAGCCCCCTCGATGGTTGTTGTTATAATTTGCTAGGGTTGCCCCATGCTGTGCTGTCATACGCTCCTCGATTAGCGTCGAAAGCTTCGGTAGCCCGAAAAACTGTAGGTTTTTATTGCAATCTGCAATTAGCCCAATATTTTGTTGTGGCTGACCTTTTTCAAGAAAGTGCGTGGGCTGAGTTACAATGTCTGCATATTCTTGTGCTACGTTCCGCATATCAAACTTATTTAGCACCCCCAGATTGTTATGTCGTATTGTTTCCCACTGTTGCTTATTGGTCAAACTCTCGTTTACTATATCCCCAAACTCTTCGGGCGTAGCTGTATGGGGTATCTCTATGTAGTTTCGCCCAGACTTAAATATCTGGCTATCTTTCATACCCAAGTCTGTAGCCATTGGTACTGCACCTTTGATCATTGCCTCTACCGTTGTGCGATTAAAGTGTGCTCCGTAACCAGAATACTTTTTAGAAAAGCTAGGGTCTATTTGTAACTTAGTCTCACCAAGCAATCGTAATACTTCTTCATTAGGCACAACACCGTGATAACTCATACCGTTACTAAGGGCGACTTCCCATATACGATTACCCTGTGCATCAAAGTATTTTGGTTTACACTTATCTTTACTTGTCATGTACCTGTATTCAATACCTGCTCCACCGACTACAACAGGCTCTTGTATAAACGGCACAGCACGAACTAGGGTATCTACTCGTTTCCATGCCTTGAATATTTGGATAGCCAATGCACCGCTACGCTTATCAAAGTCTAAGCCAAAATCCCCATGTATTTTAAAAGGGTTTAAGATTAACTTGCGTGGAATATCTAAATATTTTGCCGAGTTGTATGCACTTTCATGAACGCATACAGCAGCATGAAAATACTTTGAAACAGAGATAAGGTGCGGATACAACTTAGGTAGATTGCCATCGTGTATGATAGCAATGTTTTTGCTACCGTGATCGTATAAATCTAACCAAGCTGTGATTTCTGTGTTATCTTTATTAAGGGTAGGCACAGGTATGTGCCAGAGCACCGCATCGTATTTACTGCACCTATCTTTAAATGACTCTCGTGCTTGTTTGCTCACATAAGGTATCTTGGGTACACCTTTCCACCCCCTTGCTTGATGAAACTTATAACCTGTCCCACCTTCTAAAGATTTGTAGCCATCTTGCCTACCTCGCATGGGCAATCTATTTGAAACAGCCCCTTTAGGGACGAGCATACAAAAGTCTACTTCATGCCCTAGCTCTTTCAAGCCTTTGGTTAAATACTCAGCATGGTTTATTATGCCACCATAATCTTGTATTTGGAATAGTGTCATTAAGAACTTCATTCTACAGTTCCTTTCTTGAAGTTGTCGTTTGATAATATGTTAGCGTTGTATCTACTTCTAGGAGTACCTTGTCCTAAACGCACACGTTCGTATTTATCCCACTCACACAAGCTATGCTCTATAGTACGCATATCTACACGAGCTATAGGTACATGAGGTTTACAATACTTGGGAGCTTCGGCTAACAACAGTTGCATTTCAGTATTAGCTACCTGTTGATTCATGCCTTTTTTAAGGTCACGCAAATGTATACGGTTTAATCCTCGCTTGGCTCCAGGACCTGCGTTAGCCCATGTGAACTGATCCTTCGCGGCTTCCAACACAGGTGTGTAGTTGAGGTCCGTAACCACCTCGTACGACATAAAACCTCCCCCTCCCCACCCTTTATAGGAACCCATCGCTTGGTGGAGAGCTTCGAGGGATAAAGATTCCTCGGCAATCTTTGAAAGCGTGTTCTTTTCTTCCCAAATGGGCGTAAGAAAATAGTCAACCACGACCTCCGACTTTGGTGCTTTTAACCCCTGATTTGTGATTATATATGCACCAGTAAAAGTTCGTAAACCTTTTGACAACCGCTCTTCAATTAATTGTTTAGTTTTATCTTTATCCCACCCTTCATCTTCGTGTACCCACTTGTGGGCATCGGCAAACTCACTTGTGCCAATCATACGAAACAAGCAACAGTTAAAGATAATTTCACCGTGTGGACGGTTGTGATTGGGCTTAGTCCAATTCTCACGCATCCACACAGTTACTTTATCGTTTTCACGAAAAGGATTTGTAAACTTATAATCCTGAAGAATTCTATCTTCCGTCCACGGTGGTATTTCGTCGGCTACCCTGCGTTGGTAAATAGAATGTCTTTCATTTATCCAACCAAAGTATCTTTCTACAGCTTCGGTATCCATAGTTTACTCCTCTAACTTAACGGCTCCTGCCTTTACAGCAATCTTAATATCTACCCCACCTCCAGGAGCAGGATCTAAGGCACGAAGTTTTTCCATCGCTTCGGCTACAGTGGCACATCCCATAACCACTTCCATGTTACGGTAACGATTTGTACCTGAACGGATTGGGGGTGTGTCCATAAGAGCAACTATTTTAGTTGTCTTTTCAAAACGAGGGCGTACCTCCTTTTCTGCTTTTTGAGCCTTATTATTAAATTCATCTACATGAATTGTTGTGACTTCTACAGCTTCATTCATTTGGTTTTCCTTTTTCCATGGTTTCACACAAAACAGCACCAGTTCATGGAGTTTCTGTGCTGCTATCTCTTTATTCTGAAACTTGTTTTTCATGTTTCGGTAAGTAGTTAAGTCAGTAGAAAACTTGTTATGAGCTTTTTTACTGTTAAGCAAAATGCTGAGCCATGTACCTTCAAGCTCATCTTGTTGCCAATTATCTATCAACTGTTTGGGTTCTTTGGTACTGTACACCATACTATATTCATCTATAAACTGGCAGTCTTTCATAGAGGCTAATGAAGTAAAAGACAGCACTTGGTAAGGGCTGTTCTCATTATCACTGTTACATATCGCATAGTGCATTTAATTCCCTTTCTATGGAAACTGGTAGTGTTCACACTCTAATATATGAACACTACCAAGACAACATTTAGTTTATCAGGTTAAGATACGTTAGCATACTCAACAGCTTTTGTCAATGCTTTACGCTTAGTGTTTGCACCCGAGCCAAACCATGCAGAGTGCAACGCATTACCCTCAGCTAAAGACTTTTTCTGGTGATCAACAACATAAGTCACAGCATTTACTGCTCCCCACCAAGTACCCTTGGCAGACGTTAAGTTATGACCTGGACTGTTTTCTACTGCCTCATGCACAAGCTCTGCTGTGTTTTTAAACTCTTCACGTAGAGCAGGTAACGTATCAGGGTTACTGGCTTTCGCCCTTTCAATCAGTAGATTAGGTTGGAACAACTCTGCAATAAAGTTGTCGATGTCAAACTCTTTGGCTCGTTTGTTAGCCAAGAACTCTGACTGTTCTTTGAAGTGTGTCATTTGCTGACCACTAATACCTAACGCATCTTCAGCAGCCTTTTGTATTTCCTCGTCGAACATTTGTAAGTGCAGAACTCGGAAGCGGTTGCCATCGTTGTTGAGAGCCATTGTTAGTGTATTATTGCACACGACTCGTATAGGTGTGAACATAATAGTCATGGCTTTACCGACTTGGTGGCTATTGTTTAGTAACAGATAACCTTTTACTTCGTCGCCACCTGCAAGAGCAAACTCATCTTTAAGCTTTGCTAACCCCCAAATGTCTTTGCCGTCTTTTAAGCTACCTGCTGTTTCCATAGTCATAGAACCTGCTTCGGTAAACTTTTTGAAAAAGTCCATAACTTCTGAGTTTTGGAAAGGAACGTAGCCTTCACCGCAAGGCGACAGTATTTTGTTGTCACTGTCACGAACAAGGAAGTGGTTGTCAGGGCAACGCAAAAACCCTGCCTCGCCTGTTGGGTCTACAATATTCCAACAGTTTGGTTTGTCAATTGTGTAAGCAGGTCGCTTACTAACTGTCCAGTCAATTTGGGCAGCTTTTAACATTTCGTCAGGAGACATATTGTTGTCAACCTGTTTGCCTAGACCATGCCAAGGAACTTGTCCTGCATAAGCCATTGTTTCTACTTCATGTGCCATTTGAATACTCCTTTCTAGAGTTAATGTGTTGGCATTGTTACGACAGGTAGTTTGTCGTAGGTTTTAAAGGGTATATCGAGCCACGCATCATCGTCTGCATTTAATAATAAACGAACACGCATTTCTACGTCATTGTGTGGCATTGCCCATACGATAGGGTACTTGTTGTCTTCGTCGAGTTGCGACAAATACTTTGGTTCAAGCGAACGATTGCGGTTAGTACGAATCGCAGTTTTGTTAGCCTTTACCAAAAGGTCTTTGCTGAAATATTTTACCTGCATTTTTTCCCTTTCTATGTTTTATAATGCCTAACCATAATACACGCAGCGTTAGTCTTGATAAGTGTTTATTTGTCTTGTTTGTTCAGTAGGGCAACGCATACCCTTGACTATACATAGGATGTATCAGATGTATATTATGTGTGGCTCTAGTAAGTCCAACATAAAACACCCTTGTTTCATCTTCTTCGTAGGTATGTATCTTACGCCACATAGAGTAAGGGCGTTTCATCGTATCAGTTAAAAGCATTACGTTAGTTGCTTGAGCCCCTTTAGCAGAATGAATAGTAGAGATGCGTAGTCGGGGCGTTTCGGTTAAGCTTTCACCTTTTCGTAAACAAGCCTTTATGTAAGTTTTATCTCGTTCATTTATTTTGCCTAACCCAATATCCCATGGATGGTTGTGCAACAAACCGTGATTGTTTTGTAACTCTTGCAAACTGTAGAAAGAACCTTCCTCCCCATCAGGCATTGTTTTGCAGCCATACTTTACTTGACTGTTTAACATCATGTGCTTATACACAAGTAAGACTTGTTCTTTGCTGAGCTTGTTACCTTCTCGTAAATATTCCCATAACCTGACCGCTTCTAACACTTTACTATCAATACTTTTAGAACCGTTGTAGATGTACAAATGTCCTCGCCTTCTTACTTCTTCCTCTATTTGTTGAGCTCCTCGGGTGGTTCTGCTTAATAACAGCCAGTCACCTTCTGATAAACCCACCTCTTCAGAGTGGCGATGCCAAGTAATATTACCGTCTTCTTGCCTTGGTTGAAACTGTTTTTCCCTACGCCCTACTATTGTCTTTATCACATTATGGCTAAGTGTGTGGTGCGAAGAAGGAATACGATAACTCTTATTTAACAAAGTCACTTCGCCTTCTAGGTTTACAAAGTGATCTACATCTGCTCCTGCCCAACGATAAATAGCTTGGTCATCATCACCTGCTACATAACATATCTTGCTTTTTTGTTCTAACTGTCTTACCATTTCCCACTGCAAAGGGGACAGGTCTTGGGCTTCGTCTATAAACACTACTTCTAATTTAGGGCAAAGGTCACGCTCTACAAAAGCCTCCAACATTCCTGTGTAATCATATAACCCATAAGAACTTTTCCAATGCTCTATGCCTCTGTTTACATAATCAACTCTAGCCCAATCTGTTTTCAAAGGTACGATGCTATCATTGTATATCTTGCGTAACGGTTGGCGTAGTATACGAGCAATATTAATAATTTCAAGAAACTTGTCGCCATACCCAAAGTCTTTGTATGGTCCTTGTTCTACATTGCCCCCACCGTAAAACTTTCCTATCTTTAACCAATCAGCTATTTCTTGGTACTTGTCTGGTGTAATCACCTGCGAATGGGTCAAACCTGCTTGCAAAAAGGCTAGACTATGCAAGGTTCTAAAGTAAGGTAACTCTTTTTTAGATATACTAAATTTAGTACAAGCTCTTTCTATAGCTTCCTGTGCTGCTCTTCTTGTAAAAGCAAAGTACCCTATACGGTCTGGCGGTACACCAGAGGCAAGGTATTGTTCAACTAAGTTAAGAAGTTTAGTTGTCTTGCCTGTTCCTGGAGGTCCCAGTACAATCTTCATTAGATTATGTCGTTTTCAACAGGTAACTGAGGTGATGGCATTTCTGAATCATCTGTTTCAAAATAGTTTTGTGGCAGTGACCAAACATGAATACCTTTCCCCCTTACTCTCCAAAACATTTTTTCTGCTTGTAGATCCTGTAACCTTAAAGTTATTTTGTTAGAAGTATAGTGATTAAAATCGTTTACAGATAAATGTTTCTTTAAATCTTTTATTTGAAAGTATACCCTCGTTTCTGCCCAGACCGCAACACCTTGCAGAATATCTTCACGCTCTTCACCTTTAGCTCTTTCCGCAGCGAAAGCATGAAGTAAGTCTTCAAACTCACCTTTGAACGTAGCATCAGGTGGTACTTCCACAATAGTCAAGTTATCTAACAACAGTTGTATGCGTGTCTGCCATGAACGTTGATTAACCATAACAGGGAATTTATTTATTTGCGATACACACTCTTTTTGAAACTGTGCCTGACTAGTTAAACCATTGGTACTAAGCTCTAGCCGTTCGCCATCTACATTAAGAATCCAGATAGGGGGGTCACCATCAATTTTAGTAAGGCTAGACATATCGTTGCCTATGCCACTTGGTCCTACACCATACTTCCTTGTTTTACATAACTCTTTATCACAAAAAGGTTTTATAGGTTGGTCTTCACATTTATAGAAGTAATCTTTCTTTTTTAACTGCCTGATTGTATTGCCTACTTCACCATGACTTAGCGGTGGGCTGAGGTAATCTACATTGTAGCGTTGTACTAACTGCTCCCAATTATCTTCATCAAACATTCTGGCATACACGCCAAGATTAAATAGAGCATTGTTTCGTGAACCTTCGCCAAATCCTTTACTACACAAGTGCTGTAAACAAGGTGGTCCTTCTTCTAGAATTCCTTCTTTTGTGCCAAAGCCCATGTTAAGTTTACGAAATTGATTTGGGGTTACAATATAATCTTTACAGTATTCTATAAATTCTTCTGGCGTTAATGTTTCTGCATTTTGGTCAAACGCATACCGAGTAGATTTAGCTCCACTAAAGTAGGGCATATTAAGAAAGTTGCCTGTATCACCCCTATCTAGCAAGATTGTTGTTTGTTTGGGGAATATTTCACTTCCTGCAAAACCAAGAGCAGCACTTAACTCCGTTAGTCTGCGTTGCATTTCTTCAGCTTCTACAGGCTCACTTAAAAATATCCATACATGAGCTCCACCACTTTTAGTTCTGCCTACTACAGCAGGGATTTTATTCTTGGTTAATGTGGTGATTAAATCTTTATGGCTAACGCTATACTCGTCAATATCAATCGCACCCCAATGGCAAGTATTATCACTTTTAATTGGTATAATGCCCAGACCACGAGTAGATCCTTTTAAGTGTTCTTCCCACATAGCTACTGTAGTGGGTTCACGAATAACTTTTGCTGTGCCTTGTTTCTTTCCGTCTGTTTCTCTATTACTCTTTACAACATATGTGCCGTGAGCAATATCGCTGCCTTTAAATAAATCGTAAAAATCTTGTGCAAGTGACATGGCTACCTCCTAATTAGTGTAGACTACCCCCTATCCGTTGTTATATTTTACGGATATAGTCACGAACAAAGGGCAGTCTACGCAGTATAGGGTCATGACTCCCCATAGCTGTTCCGTTTATGACTTTTTAAAATGGTATTTCGTCATCTTTTTCATTAGGAGTTACATCTTTTGGTTCTTCATCTTTTACCTTTACCTCACCTGCTTCTACAGATTTAGCAAATCCAACCGCTGACTCAAATATGTCTTTATCAGCAGGAACAGAAAGATTTAGCCCACGTTCACGGCTAATATCCCAACCAAACCAGTTACCTTTATCGTTCTTTTCTGGTGTGGTTTTTACAGTGTACACCTGTGACATAAGAGGCAAAACATAAATACCGTTTTTACCTTTAGCTGTCATAGATTGTGCCTGTGTCAACCACTTCCTACCCTTCTTAAGTTGTGTAGACGACATGGTCATAAGCACACGCTGAGCACCGAATGTAGGGTGTAACATCAATACAAAAAACTGCGATGTGTTAGTTAGCAGATTGCCATTTGGCAATACATCTTGCCCTCTTTCGTTCTGGGTGGTTGTATCCTTAATAGGGTCATCTGGTAGGTATGAACCAACATATCCACCACCTGCTTCACGTTGTTTCCATTCAACAAAACGTCTGTTGTAATGGCATGGCACAACTTGAATACCTTGGTCACCATCGTACACTTCGTTCAATACAGTATTGAACATCATACCTGCTTCTGCTCCTGCAACATAAGCACCATCTTGCTTGTTAACTTGTGGCGAAAGCTGTGCAAGAATTCTTAGGAACGGTATTGAAAGGTCTTCTGAACCTACCTCACCAAATCCTGTACCACTGTATTGCTCCATGCCTTCGTATGAGGCAACTTCTGAGCTCTTGGCTTTCGCCACTTCTTTAGTATCTGACATATTTTACCCTTTCTTTGGAGTAGTTATTTTTGCTTTCTCTCCGATGTAACCACCGAACAGTTCGTCTGGTATAGAAATACCGTTTTCAGTAGACTCTTTGTACCAAGCCTTCAATGACATAGGTTCTACCCATTTTCTGCTATTGACAGGCATACCTCTTTCTGTCAATTCCTCTGCAAACTCGTTTGCTTGTGTTTCTTGTCCACGAACAAAGTTTGTAGCTACTTGGTTCTTTATTAAGTCACCGAAACCGTTTTCCAATAACCATGCAAACGATAAGTCTGCTTTATCTTTCGGTATAGAAGCACTGTAAAATTTATTAATTTTAATTTCTGAACCATCTTCTAAGCCAATTTTAGTCATGTTATATTCAGCCATCGCAGCAGGTAATTGTTCCTCTGCTACTTCCTTTAAGCTTCTTTTAGCTTCCTTAACATCTTCTTCTAATGCTTTCACACGCTCTTCTAGTGTTAATTGCAAACGAGCAAGTTTACTTACTCTGCTCATACCATCTTCATTTATTGCACTGAACTGTTCTGCAACAGATTCAAAGTCGCTACTCATTTGTCACCTCCTGGTCTGTAATTTAGGTCTGCGGTTAAAGGAAAATACTTTCCTTCTTGCCTATCCCACTTTAACATTTTGAATTTGCCCCTGTTAGTTCTTGCTGCAAGGCAAGCACATAAAGCAATAACAACAGGGTCTCCTGCTAAAATAAGGTAGTCATCATCAGAAAACTTACTTAGCTTTCTGTTAATTTGTCTCATAATAGGTTGTGTAGAATAACTTGCTTGCTCTCCTGCAGGAACAAGTATTTCAACATCGCCGAAGCTAGTGGCATCTGTAATGTCACGACCTCGCATTTCTTGTGTAATATAAACTGTCATGTCTTTCTCCACATGGGTATATTTAACTTTACTTGGTATAGCGTAAAAATAAAAGCAGTAAGTTATCCTTTACTATCTCCACTATCTTGTAGGGGTTTTAACTTTTACTAATAGGCACTAAAAACAAAGCAATGACCAATAAAATAAAGTCCGATTTAGTCGCGCGACCACGAAAGTTGAAGATATTGTATATCGTATATTTATAAATGTTAAAAACTTAAAACAATCCTATCGGTCTTTTACCTCTATATAGCAAACCAGATAAAATAGCAGTTGTCTATTATATAGCTGTGTAATAGAATTGTTGTACCCAATAGAAAGAGGGCGAATGCGATACAAGTTTAAATTCAAGCCATACGAGCACCAACTCGAAGCTTTAGAAAAATCTTGGACTAAAGAGTATTATGCTCTTTTTATGGATATGGGTACAGGTAAATCTAAAGTTCTTATAGATAACATTGCTATGTTGTACGATAAAGGTGAAATAGATTCTGCGTTGATCATTGCACCAAAAGGTGTGTATAGAAACTGGGAACGCAAAGAACTACCCACACATTTGCCAGATCATGTAAAAGCGAACATTGTTACATGGTCGCCAGAAAAAACAAAAAAGAAACAAGAAGAATTAAACACGTTGAATAAACAAACGGATGACCTACAAATATTCCTTATGAATGTAGAGGCATTGTCAAGTAAACGTGGGGTTGAGGTTGCTGATAAATTTCTACTGTGCCATAGGGCAATGCTTGCTGTAGATGAAAGCACTACCATAAAATCACGAACAGCAAATCGTACAAAGAGTATAATTAAACTTGGTAAAAATGCTCCTTATCGTAGAATACTTACAGGATCGCCTGTGACTAAGTCGCCACTTGATTTGTTCACACAATGTGACTTCTTGAAAAACAATGTATTAGGGCATACATCTTTCTGGACATTCCAAAACCGCTATGCTAAAATGGTGCGGAAAAATATGGGAGCTCACTCATTTAACCAGATTGTAGGATACCAAAACCTAAGTGAGCTAAACGAACTAATAGAAGACTTCAGCTTTAGGGTACGCAAAGAAGACTGTTTAGATTTACCTGACAAAGTATATACCAAACGATTAGTAGAGCTAACACCCGAGCAACGTAAATTGTACGACCAATTAAAACGCAACGCCCTCGCAATCATTGAAGGTGAAGGTATGATTTCTGCCTCTACTATACTAACTCAACTGTTAAGGTTGCAGCAAGTTTGCTCTGGTTTTGCAAAGTTAGAAGATGGGCGAATGATCAAAGTTCCAAGCAACAAGCTAACTGAGCTTATGTCTTTGTTGGAAGAAACAGATGGTAAGGCAATTATATGGGGGAACTTTACCCATGATCTTGAAATTATAGGTGAAGCTCTTGCCAAGCAGTATGGTCCTGAATCTGTAGAATTATTTTATGGTGGAACTCCAGGAGAAGAAAGGCAGTTAATTGTTGAAAGATTTCAAGATAAAGACGATCCTCTGAGGTTCTTTGTTGGGCAACCACGCACAGGTGGCTATGGGCTGACTCTGACAGAAGCAAAAACAGTGATCTATTACAGCAATGGATACGATTTAGAAGTAAGATTGCAAAGTGAAGATAGAGCTCACCGTATAGGACAAGTTAATAAAGTTACCTATATTGATATTGTTGCAGACAACACAAGCGATGAAAAAATACTTAGGGCGTTGCGTAATAAGATAGACATTAGCTCACAAGTATTAGCTGAAGGTTACAAAGACTGGATAATTTAATTACTGGTTGTAATTTCTAAACACGTTACTTTCATTGAGTTGTGTGTTACCAGTATTTTTGCCTTTTCCGCTTGAGCTAAACATTCTTGTTTGTCTGAATATGTATCAATTTGATAATATTTTAAATGGTCTGTATTAATAAAATGCAAGAACACTAAAACATAAACCATTACCACTGACCCCTACCTTTGCCTATAAAGTATATCACTGCTCCAAATATAACCAAGCCAATTAAAACAATTCCAATCCCAACACCCCAATTTATGAGGTGATCTATTTTTTCTTGTCTTTTGTATACCGCTTCTTTTTGTAAACGTCTTTGTTCTACTTCAATGTTAACGATAGCTTTCCAAGCACTTGGTCCATAGTAAAGACTAATATAATCACGTAACTCTTCTCGCATCTCTTTAGCTTTTTGTTGAGCTGCCCAAATTTCTACCGCAGAAGTATCAAATCCAGGTTTTACTTTTTTCCATAAAGGTGGGTTATTAGCTTTATTACCAAGATAATTTAAATCAGAAACAGCTTTACCAAAATTAGAAAGATCCCTTCCCATGTCACTGATATCTTTGCCTATAGAAACGGCTTTCTTTATGCCCTTAAAAGCAAGAGTACAGGCTGCGATTGCACTTGCGGGATCTATCATTGGGTATTACTACCTTGCGTCAGGATGAAGAGGGGATCTTGAACTGCCTGTAAGATACTCCATTGTACTTTCTAAAGTTTTAATGCGAGCTTGAACTCTAATTATTTCCATCATATGAGAAGCCATGCCACCTACATCTTCCCAAATCATTTCAGTTTCATCCCAAATTTCGTTATCTGCTTCTTCCATATCCTCATAAATTTCTGCAAGTATATGGGCTACTTCATCAAGTTTTTCTCTGTTTTGTTCTACATCGCGAATTAGGTTTGTACGGTCAGTTGCATTATTTTCTATTGTTAAAACTTCAACTTGTTCTGTTAAGCTTTCTATTACTGAAGCTTGCGAAGAAGCATACCATATACCACCGCCCACAGTAGACACAATCGCAACCACTGCTGAAGCAGCTACAGCTATGTTTATCTTGGGTAGATCCATGTTCTAACAATGCTTTCTTTTGATAATTTATTCATGTTTTTATTAATATCAATTAGGTAACAGACATTATGCCTTGTTTAGCGTTTTGTCTTTTTTCTATAGCAGCAAGCGTTGGATCGAAAGGGAAAAGATCACTAGCTGAGGCTGTTTGAGTATTTGTTTGTTGCTTACTTGCTACAGGAGCAGGAGGTGGAGCATTATTCACTGGAGCAGCAGCAAACTGATTAGTATTAACAGGCGGTAAAATATTAGGTGAAACAGAACCTTGATTACCTATTGGGGCTTCAAAAATAATTTCCCTTGTAGTATCTGGGTCAACATCTGGTCGACCTCCTAACGCTTCTACTCCTACGTTAAACAGATAAGTGTTCATCCTAAGACGCACAGGCTCTGATATACTAAGGTTTTTAGGTCCTATCACAGTTAAATCATTTGCAACTTGAGGATTAAACATCATTTCTTTAAATAACATTTCTGTTCTAGCACTACTTTGTTGCCTTAAAAATCTTGAAGCAATATATCCTATAGCAGCTCTTGGTCCTAACCTTCCTTCTTGCACAGCAATGAAACGGTTAGAGATTCCTGCAGGAGAGGTTCCCATTTTAGCAGATAAAGCAGTGATAATATCGTCAGTAGTTGTACCTGCTCCTTTAGGTAGACCTGTCGCCATTATTCTTTCTGCTGCATCCGCTACAAGATAAATATTGTCTAAGTGTTTTTTATCAAAAGCTTGGTTTAACGCAACTTCGTTATCTACAATCATTTGTTTGAAAGCTTTAGGATTAGCAAGAACATCAGTTCCACTGTAATTTTTAAACAACCTATCTGTTATTGCAGCCCGAAAAACATACAAAGATTCTTCTGGCGATAAACTGTCAGACCCTTTAGCTGCTATCTGTTTTAGCTCTTTCATAATAGTAGGGTTTTTTATTGCATCGTCAAACAATGATTGTGGGTTGCTGTTGTTCATAGACTTTGCAATAGATTTAAACAGCAAGTTAGAATTAACAAGTTTTGTTCTAGTAGCTAACTCAGCTTGTCTAGCTAACACATCACTTACTAATTTGTTAGAGTTACTAAGGTCATCAAATAAACCGAGCTCTGTATATACATCCCTGTTTGTATTGAGGTGGGTATTTATTTTATCTGCATTTAAACCTTTCGGTCCTATCCCTGCTTTGCGAACTGCATCTAAAACAGCGTTCTTCATAAACCTCATTTTATCTGGATCATCTGCAAAAAGACTCATGTATGTTTTAGCTGCATTAGAATCACTTAAAAAAGCTTTGGCAACTTTTTCAGGAGCTAACGTATAACCTCGTTTACCTCCAGGACCATCTATTACTTTGCTTACGAAACTATTGGAAAATGGTTCAATAACCGTTTCTCTCCAAACTGTTTGAAATTGTTGAAACTTCTCTGAAGTTCTACCGTAAGTAGTACCCATGTTATCTAAAGTTTTCTTTAGTATAGCTAGAGTTCTTATATCTTCGCTTTTGTTATTTGCTACAGCTTTGCCAAGAGCATCACTTGTTTGGCTAGAAAAACTTTTCCAATCTTGAAAAGACACACGTTTTAATTTTGTATTTAAGAAATCTTTAACTATAGGGTGCAAACCTTTAAAAGATAATGCTTCGTCTCCTTGGCGTGTCAGAACTTGTTTTTTCAAACTTTCTTGTGCTGCGACTAAGGCATCATTACTTGCTAACTGATCAGCTTGATTTATTTTTAATTTTGTAGCGAGTTGTTCTGCAGAATTTTTAGCTGCGTCTTTAGCTGCAATAAGACTTTGACGAACTTGTTCCCCTGTTGCTGCTTTGTCTGTCATAAGAGGAAAAGCCCCATCAGTTTGATGGCTTAAAGTATCTAATTGAAAAGCTAAATCACCTTTTTCAGCATCTAACTTACCTACTGTAGAAGTGTAAGAGTTTGTAGCCTCATCATAAATGTATAAAGGTGAATCTAAAGTAGGGTCGCCTTTGCCCTTTATCAAATAATTTTTAAAATTTGCAATACTTTCTAACACATTAAATTTACGACTTAGGTTTTTGCGTGTAAACTCCGCATCTCCTTTTCCTTCTAAACGTGCTTGGGTAGCTAAAAAGGGAGCGTCTAATGTTTTTTCTCCTGGAGTAAGAACTATAGGACTATCGTCAGGAGCAAAAGGTCCTAGCTTTGTTTCTATTTCTTGAGCTCTTTGCCAATTCGCAGCTCCTTCATTTGTTCCTTTGGCAATAGCTATTTGATTTTCTAACTGGCTTTGAGCTTTGCCTCCTCCAGGACTTACAACTCCTGATTTTAAAAGAGCATCATCTGCCATTGTCATTGCAGGTTTACCGAGCCAAGTAAAAGCAGTCTTGAGTTGAGGAGTCATTTTAGTCGCTAAGTAAAAAGGAGCACCAACAGCAGCCAACCCACCGATACCAGTATTTGTGCCGAATATATCTTCTTCGGCTTGCATACCTACCCCTGCTAAACCTGCTCCTGCTACTTCTACCGCTGTGGCAGCTCCAGGAGCTGTTCTAAAAGGAGCTGCTATGCGATCTAAATAAGGAGCTACTTTGTCTGATATAGATTTGATAGGACCTCGAGTTGCTTGATAAACTGCACTTCCTGTAAGATTAGTTAATTGAGCAAGTTTCATTTGCAAAGCTATAAAAGGAACAGCCATAGATATGTTTTCTCCTGCTGATCGACCGTATCGTTCAACAATGCTATCTTTATCTGTAGAACCTATTCTTTCCCCTGCACCATACGCTAACAAATAAGGAATAATTGTTTTCTGTGCTTCAAAATCATTTGAGTTTATGGCTCTAAGCAAAAAATCTCTATCGATCGTATTTTCTTCTACAATTCCTGCTGCGGTCAATGCGTTATCAATTTGGTTTAATGCAAAATTAGGAATCCCTAATATAAAATCGTTAGCTCCTCGTGCAAGACCCCCAATACTATTATCTATAAATTCATTAGCAGCAATAGCAACTTCTCCTGCTATGGTAGAACCACCGTATTGCTCATCATATATTTCCTGTAAATCTCTTTTTTCTCCTGTTTTAGGATCGATACCTAAACGTGTCAGTCTAGAAGGTTGCAACTCTACTTGAGCAGTAACCTCTGCTTGAGGTACTATCGCATCAGGACCTTTCTGATCATCTTTGCGAGGATCTAAAAATTGAAGATTAGGTGCTGTGCTCTCTATTTCATCTATTGTAGGAGCACTTAATATTAGTGGGTCTGCCATGTGCTTTCCTTTAGTTAAACTTTATTTGGTCACCAATTTTTAATTCAACAGGACCACCTGCTCCCCATATTGATCTGTCTTGTGGGAAAATTCTTTTTGCTTCTTCGTTTGTCATAATCATAAACTTACCGTCAAAGTTAGCTCCATTTGCTGTTGCTATTTTCAAATAATCAAACTGACCATAGCCACTGTATATAAATGGATCGTTTTTTGTACCCTCAGGCATAGATTGAGTTTCGACATAATCTTCTCCATTTAAAATAGCAGTAGAGTAGTTTAAGTCATTTTGCAGTATGCGAACAAGTTCTTTTAATCTTACAGCAGACATTTTAGCAGACTTAAAAAATCCTCCAGGTTCAACAGCTAACTCTTGTATTAGCTTTTGTTCCGCAACTGCATATCGGTCACTTAATGCAAGAGCTCGTGCTAAAGATCTACCAAACATCTCAAGATTTTGACTACCACTTTGAGTTTTAGAATAATCCAACAACGCATTGTCTAAATTTTGATCTGTCCAACCACCAATAGCATTACTTACAAAAGATTTCACACTATTTATAGGACCAACAGAACTAAATACAGATTGTATAACTTCATCTGCTGCATTCAAAGCTTGGTTTAATGAAAGAATTTTTCGTTGTTCTAAGCCGTAAGCAGAAGGAGTAAGCGAAGCAGGTTTAACCCCTACTTTCCCTAGGTTTTTAGCTAAAGGATTTCCTCTTACATACTTTCTAGTAGCTGCTCCTTCAGGACCATCAAGAGGTTGGTTGTTGCTGTCAAAATATTCATACTCAGGAGTTTCTTGCCTATAAGCAGGATTAACTGAAACAGACGCTCCTGCAGGAACAACAATTTTTGGAGTACCGTCAGGATTTTTTATAATAATAGGTCGACCTGTTTGGGGGTCTATTTTTTCTACTACCTTGCCGTTTACAACTTCAGTTTCAGTTTCGTAAACATCTGCTCCTTGGTTTACCAATTTGGTCATAATAGTTTGACCTTTTCTTGGACCACGTTGAAATGTAATCGTAGTTCTACCCACTGTATCAGTAGAAGTTGAAAAGATGTCTTTAGTTCCTACAATAAAGCCATTAGGAGCAGGGACAAAATCGGGTTTGCCATCTGCTCCTACTTGGTTCCCACTTTTTGAAACCATGTAAAATCCATTATAGAAAATACCTGCCACTTCCCTTAACCCTGACTCTGTACTAGCATCAGGAATCATTAAAGTTTTAGCGGTAGCTGTAGAATAATCTATTTTTCCTGCTGCACTAGCAGCTCTAATAGTCGCACCATCCATAGGGTAATAGCCTTCAGGGATGGCTTCAAAGGAACCATTATCAAATTTCTGAGGACCTTTATCGGTTCTACGCACACCAATAACAGTCACATTACCATCGTCATCTACTTTGCCCCAAGTCTCTGTACCTAATGTAGCAAATTGATTGTTAGCCGAATAGGCTTGAGTTATTTTAGCATTTATTATCCCTATGTTTGTTTTTTCTAAGTCAACTCCTTTACTTAAAGAATCAGCTCTTGCATTAAAAATTAGTTTATTTAAATCACTTTCATTTCTAGCTGCTTCTTCTATAGAGCTCATAGCTATCGACAACTTCTGACCTTCTAACTGTGCCTTTTCCGTTTGCTCTGTATCATATGCAAACTCTTTTGCTTTGCGATCTAAAGCTGCTTTTTGAGCAGCAACCTTACTTAAATCAGTAGCAAACTCAGGTACAGGTTTTGTTAAAGCCTGTAACAAAGATCCTGGAGTTTGAGCAACCTGAGCTCCAAATTTAGCTAATGCTAAAGAGCTTTGTGTTTCTAAATCTTTTTGATCTTGATCACCGAAAAACCCTTGTTGTTCTGCAAGTATTTCTTCTTTGCTTCTGGGGTCTTTTAAATACTGTTCTAATAAACCTTCACGTGTACTTATCAGTTTTGAAGGATCTGTTTGCCCCGACTTAGCATATGGGGTCAAAATATCCATAAACCGATTAGTTCCTGCTTCAATATTACCGAAATCCATTTTTGCATAATCAGGCAAATTAGTAGCGTAGTTTGTTTTACCAAAAGGATTTGGGACCATTTGGGGGCTATTAAATGTTGTAGGTCTTGTAGATGGCAGTCCTGTAACGGGATCATGATAACCGCCATGTGCAAAATTAACTGGTGTTTCTCCCATAGCTATACGCATTGACGCCTCATCCGATCCTGGAGCTTGGATTGGAGAGGCGTTATTAAAATTTACAGTGGACTGCCGACCTCCTGCCATTGGAGCATCTGCGATTCCTCCTGGAGCTGCGTCGCTCGCTTGGGATTGCACCATTTCAAGAATTTGAAAGTATGGTTGCATAACCGCTAACACTGATTCAGGAGTTTTCTTGGCATCTTTTTCACCAACTAACTCTGCTAGTTCATCTACCCTAGCTTTCATAGGTTGTTCATCACCCCTTACAGAGTTTATAACATCCTCTATACTTTCTGATTGATCTAACTTAGTGTACAAACCATCAACAGCAGATGTAAATTGTTCCATCCCCTGTTGAATTATTGGGTCGTTGTTTTCTGGTACTAACCCAGAAGTAATACCTGTCCCTACTGCATTGGGTGCAGAGGGAGGCATACCCTGAGCAACCATAGGTCGCTGTGCGAATTCTGCCATTATATTATCCCTACGTTTTGAGCTGCGTTTGCTATGCCTAACCCACCGATTCCTGCACCAACTATCTGATTTAACATAGAAGCTTTGGGGGCTGTGTTTTGAGAAACGGACATAGAGGTAGATGGTGCTCCTTGTAAAATATCACTGTAAAAACCAAGTTTTTGATAAGGTTGATAAATTTGTTGTAATTCAAATTGTTGTTGTTGGTCAGCTGCTCCTTGGTCAAGAACTTGTTGTTGAGCTCCTAGTTTAGCAAGAGCATCTACATCTGTCATTTGCATTTGTTGACCTAGTTGACCTAACCCTGCTGATGTTTGTCCTAGCATAGCCAATGTTTTCGCACTATCTTGTGCTTGCCCCACTGCTTGCTGACCTAATTGAGCTCTTTGTAAAGCAAGTTGTCCCAATTGACCTGCTGCCTGACCAGTCATATCAGCACCCATAAGTCCTAATTTAGCAGCAGTTTCTTGTCCTGCAAGCCCCATTTGTCCATATTGAGCACCTAACTGACCACCTATTTGTCCTGCTTGTAATGCTTGTTGTGAAGCCTGTTGTCCTAATTGACCTGTAGCTTGTCCTGCTTGCAAACCAGTTCCTGCTCCTGCTTGACCTAATTGACCTAGCAAACCTGCTGCTCGTTGCTGCCTTTGTAACGCTGATTCTTGAGCACCCATGGATTGTTGTATTGCTTGCCCATAACCCTGAGCTCGTAGACCTGCTGCTGTTTTAGCTTGTTGCTCTAGTATATTTCTGCCACGCTCAGAATCTACAATTCCTGAACGAGAACCGCCAAATGCTCCTGCACCAACTGCTCGAGCTGCATCTGCTTGACCTTGAATATTACCTGCTCTTTGTATATCTGCTAATGCTTGATCAACAACTTGAGTTTCGTAAGGATTCATAAATGCTTGTGCGGAAGCAGGGTCGTATTGAGCTGCTGTACCTAGTAAACCTGCTTGACCAAGTGCAGCAGAGTCCATTCCAAACTGACCTGCTTGTCCTATCATGCCTTGTGCGTATAAAGCTTGATTTTGTGCATCTATCGCTGCTTGGTTTACATTGCCCACTGAACTTGTAAGATAAGGATTGCTTGCAGCTAATTGATCTTGTATAGCTTGCATTCCTCCTGCTGCTGCTTGTTGCCCCATTTGAGCTCCAAGAGCTGTTCCTTGCATAGCTTCTTGTTGAGCAGGAACGTAATTTTGTGGGATCCCTGCTGCTATCTGATTTGCAAGTTGGGCTTGTACCCCTGCATCTGTAACAAACTGGCTACCTGAAGTTATGAATGGTTGAAACGTCCCTACACCTTGCGTCGCAAGTTGTTGGGCTTGTTGCGTCATTGGGTCTGCACCAACAGCCGTAGGTGAAGGAAGTGTTATTGGCTTTTCAATAAGCTCTTGGGCTGTACCCATTAAGCCTAATTTGTATGCCTCAATAGCGGGAGATTCTTGTTGTTGGACAATGTTTGTGGTTGTGGTCATATTATGCAGTCCTCTCGAAAGAACGCATCATCTCGTACATTCGTTTAGCACCTTGTTGGCGGTCGCCACCTCCTGCTCCTCTTACAGCACGAGCGTTCATAACAAATTCACCATCACTTAACATTGCAGGTACTGAATCACTGGTCGGTGTTCCAGGACCCATGATTTCTCCACCAGAAGCAAAGCTATATATAGGTGGTGGGTTTATACCAACATTTGGACTAGGAACAGGGGGTTGGAAATAATTAATATTGCTATATGGTGTTTGTGAGAAATAATCGCCACTTAACATTCCTGCATACTGATTAGAAGCATTAGGGTTAGCAACCACTGCTCCAGGAATATCTGTTGCTACTGTTTGTATTCCTGTTTCTACAGGAGCAACTTCTGGAGCAACAGGGGATGTAAATCCAGGATTAACTGCTGTTGTAACAGGCATATTTGTGACCGTTTCGTAATAAGGATTACCACCTAAATAACTATCGTCAATGCCATATGTTTGTGGATCAGCAGCTAACAAATCAGCTCCTGCGTTTTGAGCTCCTGCTAAATCATAAACTTCTTCTTCTGGTGGAGTAATAATATTTGTGCCTAGTATAGTATCACTCGCTAAACCCCCTACTAAACCAGTGCCAACAGCAGCACCAAATTTGTCGAATATTCCAGGAGCGTATTTAGCATCAAGACTATTTATGAAGGTTGTATATTGACCTGCGTCTGCTCCAGGATACATTTGTTTGAAATTAGCTAAATCAGTTTTATAACCTTCTTGAGCTGCTGCTGATATGCTTTCACGTCCTGGACTTAAAAACTCTGACCAAAAATCTCCAAACCCATAATCATCTCCTGGAGTAAAGGCAGACTTCAAACCGTCTATAAATGTTTTAGGTTGAACTACTTCAGGAATAATTTCAGTTACGCCAGTTTCTACACCAGTTTCTACACCAGTTTCTACACCAGTTTCTACACCAGTTTCTACACCAGTATTAACACCTGTACCTGTAGCAGTATCAGCTATAAATTCTTGCTCTAAAACCCCACTGCCTACTTGACCTCCTGCCTGTGTTACCTGAGCACCAACTCCTGTAAGGTTTGCAGCAATTTCTGAAGTAAACGGATTATCAGGTGTAAACATAGTGCCTAGCTTTTGCACTCCTGCTACATTTCCAGGATCAATACTAGAGCCTAAAAAACTGCCCCCTGAAATCATATTACCTGCACCTGCGGTAAGACCTGTTACTACCCCTGATTTTAATGAATCACTTAAACTTTTACCTTGAATCAAGTTACCTGCGGTACTGCCTAATCCTGCTGCTAAAGCAACAGGCATCGCAGGAAGCAAGATAGGAGCTGCAATAGCTAATACGACTGGAGCTACTTTTTTAACAACATTAACAACTTTTTTCACAAGTCTCTTAAGACCTTTGAAAAAGAATTCAGGTTGTCCTGTTTCTGGATTCAAAGAGTTTAACTCATTACCAACAATATAACGCTCTGGCTCTAAACCCATTTCTTCCATTTGGGTATAGATCATATTTTTAAGTCGTGGGTTATTTTCTAACACTTCTAAAGGTAAAACAGTTTCGCCTTCAGCAGCATGAACTATGTAGGTATCACCATTACGTCCAAAATCAGCTAACATTTCTGCTGCTTGTTGGTGTTGTGCTATTCCTCCTTCTGAGAACAGTGCCTCTACAGGATTAATTTCTACAACTTCATAACCTAATGTCTCTATACCTTGCATTTTTCACCTATGTCTTTCTTGGGGGAAATATGCAGGAAGCGTTAGTTCCTGAATAGACGCTGAACTTATAATAGCGTCAACTGCATAATATCGCAACCTACATATTTCTTTAATAATAATCAAACAGTCACCGTAACACTTCCTACCGAACTTGTTGCAGAGTTTCCTCGGAGATTAGAAATATCTGCTACTGCTATTTTTAAATTTCCTGTTGTTTCAGATTTAAATATTGCTCCTACTTCTAACCCTTGGTCATCTGTTTGTACGTTTGTAAGAACCAATTCTGTATGTCTACCTTCTCCTGGATTTTGCATTTGTGTTAAATAAATAGAAAAAGCCCTCATAACTTCTGTCATATACTGTTGGTCGTACTGTTCTGGCGGTACAGGAAAAAACGGTAGGACTAAATTTCTTGACATTATCTTCTTCCATCTGGCTTAACATCTACTCTGGGAGAACCTAATCTCCATGCTACGCCTGTTTCCCCTGAATCAACTCGCAGTGCAAATGATCTACCTCTTAAGCGTACATTTACTTGATTTGTAAATTGTTCTACAACTGTTGTTGATCCTGCGGAAGATTGTGTTACTGGTTTAGCGTCAGATTGTAAATAATCTCCTCCAGGAAAGTTCCGTGTTTTCAATGTAAAAGTAGCTTTAGGCGAACCAGAGGTTGAATCCCTAAAGGTTAAATCGGGTATTAACCTGTTGATGAATGTGAAATTATCCCCATCACCCATATCAAACTGGCTCGATTCAATATACGCAGATATGGCTGAAACAGGAGTAGTGCTACCATCATCAAAACCACTTTCATGCGAATATAAAAAATGATCTGTTCCTGCTGCTATAGGTAAACTTTCTATACCTCTATCTAACCAAACAGTTCTAGCTAAATTGCCATAGTACCAAACTTTTTGTTGATAATTGTAAATAACGTACTTATCGTTTTCACTACTGGCTGCACTCGGGTAAAACCACCATACTTCAGAAAACGCATTATTGGTTGAGGCTGTTACTTTTTCAATTTGTTTTTCGTTAAAATCATTAAATATATAGTCACGAACAGTACAGGGTAATCTTTGCACTCCCCCACTGTAAACGTAAAACTCTTGTTGTCCCATCCAGAATACCATATCTTCAACGGCTATAGCTGCAAGAGGTCCTGCAATAGTTATATTTTCTGAAATTGCGTTAATACCGAATGTGAAAGGAGGTCCTATAAACTGCATGGCATGGAGCGATTTATCTGTAAAAACTAATACTTGTTGACGTGTTTCTATCGCAGCTATAATCTCACTACCCGAACCAATCCTTAACTCACCTGCCGTATTTGTAGCTAAACTCTGCCAATCAGTTAAACTTTCTTGCGAACTAAACCTTATAAGCAAGGGGTCTTGCGTACCTATAGCAGTTTCAGGGTCACAACCAAAAGCTATGATATGTCTATCTGCATCAGAAACTAAAACTTTCTTAGCAATAGTAGGGGCTAAATTTGAGTTAGCTAAACTAGAAAGCTCTACTGCTCTAGCAGTTACTCCGTTAGATTTATCCCAATAAAATATACCAGAGTCGCGAGCATTTATTATAAGGTCTTCACCAAAATTATCATGACTCCATATGCGTAGCGTAGCTCCTGCAACAGATTGACTTGAAGAAGAACCCCAAGTACCACGACTCCATGTTCCTGCACTCCAACCATTACCTGTAAGTGAGGTATCTAAACCTATAGTAGTTTGATATGCTGCGTCAGCACCTGACCCACCATTACCAGTATCACTTGAATTTGCCACAACAGGTGTTGGATTTAATCCTGAAGTTGTGGTTATACTACTAATACTAGAAACGGTACGAGCTACAAACGTGAACGTATTCACAGTAGGTATGGCAACAATCTCATATTCTTGGTTTAATACATCTGCAGTAATCAAACCACCAAGGCTGACAGCCTCTGAAATAGTTACAAAGTCACCAATAGCTGCCCCATGATTATCATCAGTAGCTGTTATAGTAGAAGATCCGTTTGTGGCTGCAAAAACAATTCCATTTGTTGTGGTTGCTCTTATAGGTGTAATATCATTATAAGCACCACCTTCATTAATATAATACTTAAGATGTGTTCCTACACCCAGATATTGACTACCGTCTAGTGCTACCCAAGGATGTAAAGAACGAGCCGTTCCTAAATAGGCATTAATAGATTGTTTAATCCAACCGCCTATTTTTTCGGGAAAACCAAATCTAAACCGAGTTTTATCCATATCAAACCAACCGCCCTCATTGCTATAGGAAGTTGTTTCTCTGTTTATTCCAGGACGAAATTGTAACTTAGTAAGAGGCATCTCAATCCTTTAATTCCGTTGTTTAACTAGCCTCTGCAGAAACTTCTTCAGCGTTCTTTTTAAACGACTCTAGAAGTTCTTTTTGGAAGCTATCTGCTGCTCGTTGAACTTGATCTAAATCAGCTCGTAACTTGTTAGTTTTACCAGACAAGTCTTTTAACTGTGCGATTAGATACTTTTGTTGATTGTTAAGATCAGCTTCAACATAGCCTTTGCCATCAATACTTAATACATTTTCATCAGTCATTTTATTATCCTTGTGTTTCACGCATTGCTTTGTATGCGTTTTTAACATCGTCTGTCCAAGCAGCATTAGCTATTGCTTGCACACTTGCGTGTTCACCCGAAATGTCTGTAGCTGTATGCGTCCAAAAAGCATCGGCTGCTTCTACTGCCTCAACAGCCTCTCTGGTAACATTACCATCGCTGTCTTTTTCTTCAGTTACAGCCTCAACAGCAATTACTGCTGGTGTGTATTCTGAAGCAAATGGAGCAAGAACGTGTCTGTGAAAACTACGACTAAGCTCTGTCTTAGAACCGTCTGCCTCTTCTTCCATGATCTTTGTAGCCTTACGCACTTGTATGTGCCAAGTGCTTACAACTTCTATTTTGTCGTATTCCATTTCTTTTGTTATATCGCCATTTGCCATTTTTATCTCCTATGGTTTGGACTGTCTGTCTGTAGAATCCACTACAGATAATTAAGTTGTTTCGTATGTAGCTGAACCAGTTAAATAAGTGCTACCGCTAATATTTTGAACTTGAAGACTTTGACCTCCTTGAGTTGTTTGCGCCCCTCCTGAAGTGTATTTTATTTCACAAGAAGTGGTATTATTGTTGGGTCTAAGAATTATACTACCGCCATAATCTGCACTGCTTAAAGGACTTATAAAAGATAAAATCTGTGCGTGAGGTTCACCACCTCCTGCACTATCATTATTTACAGTGTAAGGCAGTCCAGTAAGATTTAAGGAATTTGTTGCTGTCATTCCACTGGTGCTGCTTAAAGACATAGCAAAAGAAAAATTAACCACACGCCCAATTTTGGTGTATCTGCCAGAAGTTGAACTTGTTCCTGCTGCTGTTCCAGCGAGGGCATCTCTTAGAGCAGGAGTGAAAACACCCTCTTCATAGTCACTTAAAGTC